CTTTTTATAAATCTAATCATTTTGGTATTTGTTTTTTAATAATAAGAAGAACTTATCATTGTCGGTTAATTTAAGTTTAAGCAAGTCTTGCTTGGCTTCTTTTTTTCTGTTGCTTAGTGGTAGTTTATCTACAAGTTGCTGAATCTTTTGAATTAATTTTTTTCTGTACATAATTTGAATTTAAAGGTTAAACACTAAGCCGATTATAAATCTACCTATAAAGTAGCTTGGTGCAATTATTAATATTAATGTTTGTAATTTTTTCATCTGTTTTGTTTTTGATTATTGTTATAATTTTATGTAATAATAAGAGTTAATATTTCTGTATCTTAAAGTTAATTTACCTTCTTCGTTAATGTGAACTGGACTAGAATAATTGCTAATATCAAAACCAGCACCCTTACAATATGCTTTAAAAGAACTAACTCTATAATTATCTTTAATCATTTTTAAAATATAATCTTTGTGTATTTTTGGTAATTTTTTCATCTGTTTTGTTTTTAAATATGACGCTAATCTACAAATAATAAACTTTATAAAAAAACTATTAACAAATTTTAACATTTTAACAAAAAAAAAGAGAAGCTATTTAACCTCTCTTAATCTCTGTATCTCCCTTTCCAGATAGTCCTTTGCCTTTAGCAAGTCCCCTAGTTCATCCTTTTTCTTTCCAGCTCTACAAATATACTTTAGTATGTTGCCTCTGCTAAAATTTAGGTTAAAATCGTTTATGATATCAATTACATCATAATCTTTGCCATTGTCGTAGTGTGTTTGTGTGCTTCTCATCGTATTTATAAATTTATTATTGTTGCATAAGATTTTTTAAGAACCCAAAATTCTTTCTTTACCCTTTCATTATTATTAAAATCAGTTGTTGCTGGTACGTTATAGAATCTCTTTGGTATTGAATTTAAATTAATTTTACTGATATTAAAAACATAAACACCAGTTTCATCTGCTTGTATGTAAAGATAATCTTTATTTTCTTCTTTTGCTTTCTTGGTATTTATAACAGTTTTATTAACCTCTAAAAATGGTTCTTTATGGTTTGCTCTTCTGTTTTTAATCTCAACAATGTAATTGTCATCAAATGCATCATAAGAACTAAATTTATCTGTGTGTTCAATTAGTTTAGTACCAGAAATTTTATTTATAAAGTCAACTGTTTGTTTTTGATTCATTTTATTTTTGCTTATCATTTCTCGTATATTAAAGTTAAAATTATCTGAAAGATTCCAATGTATAATACTATATCTTCCTCATAGATTTCTTCATCATAAAAATGATAATGTCTAATCCCAAACAAAAAGCCTTTAAAAAATCCAGCTTTAATCTCGTATCTTATTAATTTCATAATTGTAAATTTTATTGTATAAATCCCAAATAGCTTGGGATGATTGTTCTTTATTAAATTGCTGACCTTTCATATAATAATTTCCTTTTATCCTATTACAGTATATTTTAAACATATTACCAGATGGTTCTGGATAAATTAAAAAACCATTCTTAAAACAATACTGTTGAGCTTTGTAATTGCAGTTCTTTATTACTATATTCTTTCTAGCTTTTGCCATTCCATTCTTCGTGAATATCAATTAACTCTAATGCTTTTTCTACTCCTTTTGCTTCACAGAATCTATGTTCGTTAAATAAATAAAGCCAATAATCAACTATATCTTTTTTATCTCTTTGGCTGAAATAGGTATCTATGCAGCTTTTATAGGCTACATTCTCTAAGGATTTACAATGTGGACTAATTGCCATAATTAAATTGTTCTCAGTTTTAACAAGTGATAGCATTCAACGTATTTCTGTCTTGCTTTTCCTTTGTATTCTTGCTTAAATAATTGATACATTTTTCTTGTGTATTGATATTCAGTTTCACAATTTTCAAAGTATTTCTCTGCAAACTTTTTTCCCTTACCTTTAAAGTAATTTACATTGTCAGCAGTATCTCCAACAATCATTTGCTCATAGAAATTATACATTGCTTCTTCTTCTGAAATATCTAATATCACTTGATGTTTAAAATGGTAATTGTAAATCAAAGCTGGGAATTGTTTATAATCTTTGTCAATGCTTACAATCATTACATTATCCCTACCAACTTTTTGAGTTTCATTATACCAATGTTTAGCAACAACATCATCTGTTTCAACACCATATTCAAAAACACTATCATAGTCAAATTTTATAAGATTATGCAAGTCATTTAATAAAGGGGGTAATTCTTGCTTCTTTCTATTTGCTTTGTATTTTGTGGTTATTAGTTTTCTAAAATTACCAATGCTTCCGTTGAATATTCTTACTTCTTCTACATCGTAAACACCTTCTAAATGGTTTACAATTGCACTTAATTTATCATCAAACTTTTCTTTTGCTTCATCAATGCAATCAACAAATCCAGTATCTAATTCGGTTTCTTTTTGTTTTAAGCAGCTCGCAAAAATTAACGAATCTGCATCTACTAATAATATCATTTTATTTTAATTTTATTGCTTGTTTTATATCAATTTCTGTTACTTCTTTTTTAATCCATCTTCTGTTCTTAAATTCAGATGTTGCTGGTAATGATTTTTGAAACCATTTTAAATCTATTTTGTTTAAGTTAAATAGATAAATACCCTCTGGTGTACTATTAATGTATATTGGCACATCAAAGTGTTTATTTGATTCTTTTACTAAAGCATCGTATTTAGACTTTTCAAGTAATAAAGTATTATAGTGCTTCTTTCTGCATTTCAACTCTATTCTGCTTTGAGTTTCAATATCGTAACAGTCCCATCTTGATATTGGATTTTTACTGTTTACTAAACTTTTATAATAGTTTAAATCTAACCAATCAAATAAATCTTTTTCTTTCCAATTTTGCATAGTTGCAATATAAGGCTTTCATTTATTAAAATTCAAAATCATTATTAACAAATTCCGGTAAACCTTTATCATTAACAGTAAAGGAAAATGGTTCAAATCCTCTGTTTCTGCTCCTCTTACATTCGACAGTAATCCATCCTTTGTTGACCTCGTTTTTTTCTAACTTGATTTGTGTTTCTGCTTTCTTCTCTAATGCACTTCCTAAATTCCCAGTTGGTTTATCACTTCCAAAATTCTGATGTAAAACTGTCATTAAATGACAAGATAACTTAGATGTCCAAGTCATAACCTTTTGTACAATAAAATTTGATTGCTCCATATTGTTGACATCGCTTACCATATCTGCAATTCCATCTAATATAATTAAACCAATTTCTTTACCTTCAAATAAATCAAATAAAATATAATCAATAAATTCAATTCTTTCTTGATGCGTCATTGAACGCAAAGCATAAATATGATAGTTATTATCGTTTTTTAAATTATTCATAATTAGTGGTCTCCTTGCTAACTTACTAACGTGAAACTTTCCTTGTTCAGTATCAAAATGAATTATCTTTCTTCCTCTTCTATGTCCTTTAATAATTCCAGTATATTGATTGATACCACTTTGATAAGCAGATACAATTAAACTCATTAAAAATGATTTACCAACTTTAGGAAATGCTTGTACAAAAGAGAAATTACCATCTGTGCCAATTGGTATTGGATATTCTGTTTTATTACCTCTAAAATCTGTATCAATGTAAGTGCCACAACTAATAGAAACTGGAGGATATTTAATAACTTCTGAAACATCAATGTTTGCATCTGCTTCAAGAAGCTGCATCATCATTCTTTGCTCTTCAATCTCTTCATTCGTCTTTGTTTTTTGAATCATCTATGTATTTTTGAATTTTTTGTTTGTAATATTTACCAAGAATATTGTCGTTTAAGAATTTATCACTTTCTAAAACATCGTTGGTAAATTGTAATTTGGTCTCATAATAAGACATCATTGTTCGATTGTAGCAAATGTATATTATTTCTCGGTAACAATTTTCTATTTTCCATTTTTTACTTTCTGCATTGCTTCCAGTATAATTTAACCAGTTGCTTTCAACGTATGTTATTCGCTTTCTTTTATACCCTTTTAGTGGAGGTTTAGTACGTTTATTAATCAGTATCTTTTTACCAATGTAAACTTGTTCCGTTTGTCTATTAAAGATTCGGTAAACAAAGCCAACTGCATCTGCTGGTAAATCTTTTCTTTCTTTTATTCTTTGTCCTTTGTAGTTCCACATATTTCTCTAATTTATCTAAATGCCTTTTGTTTACTGGGTTTCTCATTGGTTCAATTTTTTGAATGAAGCATAATAGTAGTTATATTTAATTTTCTTTTTTGCCACCAAG